AACGCAAAGAATAGAAGGCGTGGACATGGCCGTAAAAATGGGGCGGCTTGATTATTTTCCTAAGAAATTACCGGCAATGTTTTCGGACTGGAAACAGTACCGAGATCATTTACTAGAAAATCTTATTTTAGTCCCAGAGTGGAAGGCCAAGTTTAAAGAGATATTTAAAAAGCATGATGAGGAACTTTGGCCCATTTTTAAAGACAGGGTGACAAAAGTACACATTACATCAATTTTAACTAACGACCACGAAATGATAAAGATCGTTAACTTTCAAGCCATTGTTTTCCCGCTAATTGGCAGAATGAAAAATAAAGAAAAAAAAATGCGTTTAGCGCAGGAGGCTAGACAGTGAGCGAAAAGCTAGAACAAATCAAGACCATAGCAAGCCAAGCCGTTGCAGGGCTATCAGCGCAAGAAGCCTTAAGCTTTATTGAGCAAGTCCGGCTATTCCTTCATCAAATTAATCCCGCTACAAAAACGCAACCTATAGACCTAGTACAATGGGAACCAATAAGCAGGGTTCAGGCTAACGACTACAACCCAAATTCCGTAGCAAAAAATGAGATGACTTTGCTACACACATCAATTTCGCATGACGGATACACCCAGCCAATTGTTACCGTGTACGATAAGGAAGCGGACAAATACATCATTGTTGACGGGTTCCACCGCTACAGTGTAATGAAATACAACGCAGACATTCAGAAGACGACAGGCAGCCTAGTGCCAATAGTGGTAATAAAGAAATCAATTAATGACCGGATGGCGGCAACGGTCAGGCATAATCGTGCAAGGGGCAAACACAGCGTCGCAGGAATGGGGGAAATGGTATTTAAGATGATGGCGAACGGGTGGGACGATATTTCTATTTGTACCGAAATCGGTTGCAGCGCAGACGAACTATTAAGGCTAAAACATATAACAGGATTTTCCAAGCTATTTGAGAACGCACAATTTTCGCAGTCGTGGGAAACAAGGCATCAGATATTTTTAAGGCAGCAAGAAAAACAAAAGGAGCAAAAGAATGAAAGTTGAAACAGTGTCGATAAACATTATAAAGCCCTACAGCAAAAACCCAAGGAATAACGAGAAGGCCGTTGAAGCCGTAATGAAAAGCATCAAGGAGTACGGGTTTAATGTCCCTATATTGTTAGACAAAAACAATGTGATTATTGCAGGACACACCCGTTACAAGGCTTTATTAAGAATGAAAAAAGATGAGGTTCAGGTTGTTTACAAGAATGATTTGACCCCAGCGCAAGTTAAAGAATACCGCATAGCAGACAACAAAGCCTCAGAACTGGCAACTTGGGACATGGATTTATTAATCCCAGAGTTGCGAAGTATGGACAATATAGGCAACCTAGACCTGTTTTTCCCCAGTATGGATTTATCCCAATTAATGCAGGATCAAAATCAGGCCCCAGAAAGTATGGCCGTGCAGTTTCCAATGGTTGAACCGGGCGGCAGCTTTATTCCTGCAAGCACTCAAATGCCAGAAACAAGGCAAGGCGTTCCAGTTGCAACAGATTTTAGCAATGCCCAAGCACAGATAGACGGGGCGGCCCGAAGTAAGGGCAGTACCCCAAATCACATCGTCAAAATTATATGCCCAGAATGCGGCGAAGAATTTGGCCTTAATTCCGACCAAATAGCAGCAAGGGCTATAGACGCTAGCAATATCTAATTTTCACGGTATGCCACCAAGGAGGGCCTTAAAACATGAACAAAAAGCGTTTCACTAATAAGCAGATAATTGCGGCGGTTAAGGCGGCTAGGGGTTTGGTGTATTTGGCAGCTAAGAACCTACAATGCGACCCGGCAACAATACACCACAGGGCTAAGACCTACCCAGCAATTCGGGACACCATCGAAGCCGAACGGGGCTTTATTTTGGACTTTGCAGAAAACAGGTTAATTCAATCAGTAGACAGGGGAGAGGCGTGGGCTATAAACTTTATCTTGCGAACGCAGGGGCGTAAGCGTGGGTATTCCGAACGGCATGAATTTACGGCAGAAGTTAATATCACGCAGAACCTAGAGAAATTAACCGATGACCAACTTACAGCAATTGCGACGGGACGCAGCGCAAACTTTAATTCGCCGCAATAAAGCACGGGCTAGTCTACTTGATTTTTCTTCCTACACGATGGAGTCTTACCAGCCTTATTGGTATCACAAGCTAATAAGCGACATGGTACAAAAGATGATATTTGGGACGCTACGAAGGTTAATCATTTCTTTACCCCCAAGGCATGGCAAATCAGAACTAATTAGCAGAAGGTTGCCAGCTTACTTATTAGGGCACGACCCAGACGCATCTATTATAACCGCTTCCTATTCCGGCGATCTAGCAGGAAGAATGAACCGGGATGTCCAACGCATCATTATGGATGAGAAGTACCAAGTTATTTTTCCAAACACAAAACTTAACGATTCTAATGTAAGAACGATATCAGGCGGCTATTTAAGAAATTCAGATTTGTTTGAGGTTGTAAATCATAAAGGCGTTTACCGTTCAGCGGGTATTGGGGGCGGTATTACTGGCATGGGGGGCAAGTGGCTTATTGTAGATGACCCGGTGAAAAACAGGGAAGAAGCCGACAGCGCAACCTACAGGAATGCAACATGGAATTGGTACACATCTACATTTTCTACACGGCAGGAAGCCGACGCTAGAATCCTTATCATTATGACCAGATGGCATTCCGATGACCTTGTAGGCCGTTTATTAAAGTTGTCCGAGACTGAGGAAGGGGCCGACCAGTGGGAAGTTATCAATTTGCCAGCCATTGCCACCGCTACCCCAGCGTGTATTTATGACAACCGCAAGGAAGGGGAAGCCCTTTGGCCAGAAAAATACGATATAGCAAAGTTAAACCAAATGCGGGCGACTATCGGGGACTACCAATTTTCAGCGTTGTACCAGCAAACCCCAAGAAGCGGCGGCGGAACAGAATGGCCGGATACTTATTTCCCAGAGTCAATTTGGTTTGACTATTGGCCAAACACTATTGTTTTAAAGACTATAGCCGTAGACCCATCAAAAGGCGCAGGAGGAAAGCACGGGGACTATTCCGCAATTGTTATGCTAGGCAGGGACACCGACGGGACTTTGTATTGTGAAGCTAATTTGGCAAGAAGAAATTCCGAAGACATCATAGACACCACCCTAGAAATGCAGCGTGATTTTAACGCCGATGCAGTAGCAATAGAAACAAATCAGTTTCAGGAGTTACTTGCCACACAGCTAAATTCTAAGGCCGCACTAGCAGGGTATGCAGTGCCAATTGTTAAAGTGGTTAATTTGGTTAATAAGGCCACACGCATCAGAAGACTAGGCCCGTTCCTTGCTAACGGAAAAATTCGCTTTAAAACAAAATGCGCATCGACTAGACTGTTGATTGAACAATTAAAGGATTTTCCAACCGCCGCACACGACGACGGGCCGGACGCTTTGGAAATGGCTTTGCGTTCAATGATAGAACTACATAATGGCCGACATGATGCCAACAGGTACACAAGGGGCGTAACAACATGAGCAATAGAAATTGGTTTGGTTGGACAAGACCCGCAACCGTGGAAACAATTCAAAAGGAACAAAAGTTACTTGAAGCTGAAATCAAACTTGAAGCTACCAAGAAGCGGCGCAAGTTGTCCGAGAACTACGGGCCAGAATTTTGGACTGGAAATTACAGCGATATTCTTAACAGGTTCCAAGACCAAGGTATTAACAGCTATCCTATTTCGCAACGCACAGACAGGCAATACGGAGGCAATTTCCCGTTTTGGACATCAGAGGCCCAGTTGTCAACAATCAGGGCGGCGGCAAGGTATATAGCGACCACAAGCCCAAATGCCCAAGGGTTGCTAAACGGTTTGACCAGTTATGTTATTGGTTGCGGATTTTCTTATCGGGTTGCCCCTGTTTTACAAATGGGCGCAGATGAACAGCTAGTGTTACAGGCGCAAGCTATCATTGACGAATTTATTGCAATTAATGCTTGGGGCGAATTAGAGCAAGAATTGTTTTACCGCAGCCGGGAAGACGGGGAAGCGTTTCTAAGATTGTTTCCGCAAATGGACGGAACTTTGGTTGTAAGAACAGTTGAACCAGAACAAATTTATCAACCGGGCGGTACAACTTTGGACGAATGGAGTTATGGGATACAGAACGAATTGGACGATGTAAATACCGTTTTGGCCTATCATGTTGATTACAGGGCATCAAAAGGAGAAGACAATTCGACGACGGCCCAAGGGGAATCAGTACCAGCAAAAGACATCGTACATATTAAAGTTAATGTAAAGCGCAGCATTAAAAGGGGGCTATCTGATTTTTCATTCGACACCCTTGACGCATTTACACAAGCGGGAAAGCTAAGAAAAAACATTGGGGAAGGTGCAGCAGTTCAAGCAGCAATTGCCGCAGTCAGGCAGCACGACGCAGCGGGTATTGACCAAGTTACCGATTTTATCGCAACAAATACAGACTATGTAAACAATACGGCGTTTGGAAAAAGTCAGAATTTTGAGAAGTTAGAACCGGGTTCATTCCTTGATATTCCAAAAGGAATGATTTATGTCCCGCCCCCAGCAGCAGCCAACGCAGCCGCACACCTTGAGATATTTGCCGGGTTGTTGAGAACAGCGGGCAACAGGCACAACGCACCGGAATGGCTAGTAAGCAGTGATTCATCTAACGGCAATTATGCAAGCAGCCTAACAGCGGAAGCCCCGTTCACAAGAAACTGCATTAGGTTGCAGGAGTTTTATAAAAGCCATTTTAAAAAGGTAATACTTGCGTGTCTTCAGGCAGCAATGGAAGCAGGGAAATTGCCAAGTGA